ACGTACTGGGTGTGCAGGTCAGCGATGAACTCGGGCGCCAGCGACGGGTTGTCGGCGATGGTGAAGTGCCAGTGCGCCAGGCGTAGCTCGGTGGCCTTGAGGAGGAAGTCCTTGCGGATGAAGTGGCCGGGGCCGTCCGGGTTGGTGGTCGCTAGGAGCTTCGACAGGTTCTTCACGCGGAGCCTGGACATGAGCATCATCCAGAAGCCCTTGGGGACCAGGGTCGCCTCGTCCACGTAGGCGAGCGCGATCGTGGAACCGCGGATGCGGCCCTCAGCGAGGTTGTTGTGGGCGCCGATCAGCTCGACCTCGCGGCCCAGGATCGTCGCGGTCGTCGACCCCGCCGTGTGGTGCACGGCCTTCGCCAGCTCACCGAAAATCTCGACGGTCTGGAGCGGGTTGATCAGGTTCCGCTCGATGGTCTGGATGGTCTTGCCGACGATGACGATCAGGCCCTGCTTCGGGGCCTGCGGAATGGCCATCAGGAACGCGATCAGGCTGGCAATCGTCTTGCCGCTGCTCACCGCGCCGGTCCACAGCGACTTCGGCGCGTGCTGGGACTCCACGATGCTGACCAGCTGCTTCGGGCTGATCAGCTTCAGGACGTGGTCAAGGCTCAGGGTGCTCGGGGTCGTCATCGTCGACCCCCTCGCCTCCCGCCTCCTGCCGCTTCAGCTCCTCGTACGCCGCGGTCAGGCCCGTCGCGAGCTGCCCGATCAGCGACGTCGCCGCCTCGGAGCCGTCGTGGGTGTCGTGCTTCATCGCGGCCAGGTGCATCTCGAAGGCCTTGCCTGCGGCCTGCACGTAGTTGCGGATGTCGCTGGACGGCGGCTGTTCGAGCTTGTGCTCGTTATAGGTGTTGTCCTTGCCGCCGAAGCTGAACGCCAGGTGAGGGGCGTGGACCTTGTCCAGCAGCTCCTCGGTCTCCTCCAGTAGCCGGTCAGCGAGGTCGAACCGCCGCGACCGCATCTCCGCTACCCGCGCCTGCGTCGCCGCCGCGGTGTGCTCGGCCCGCTGGGACCACGCGTCGCTCAGGTCGTGGTCCCGAGCGATCGTCCGGACCTTGCGGGTCGACACGGCGAACCGCGACGCGATCTTCCGGATCGACATGTCCGGCGCGCCAGCCGACGCGGCCCGGATGTCAGCGAGGATCGCGCGGGTGACCTCGGCGTCGGCGTCGTCAGCCACGGCACACCTCCCGCCGCCTCGTGTGCGCGCGCAAGGCGGCACGTGCCGCCCGGCCAGGGTGGTCGTGGCGTTACCGACCGGTAGGAGTGCGACGTTTCCGCAGGTCGTATCGAGTTAGGGGGCCCGGCAGAGGACCAGCTTCCCCTGCCGGGCACGTCCCCGGGATACCGCCAGGCTCCGGGAACGAGGAAGCCCCCGGACCCAATGGGTCTCCGGGGGCTCCAGTCACGACGCTGCGGGGTCGTGGCAGACGGGTGGTACTGCGCGGGATTCTGACACCTCGTCCGAACGGTGGTCAACACGGGGCCCGCGCTGACCCCTCGCGGGGCGGTTTGTCACGTACTCCACGATCGACGCCACGTCGAAGCCGCCGCGCGCCCGGTCGTAGACGATGTGGCGTCGCCGTACCCACTGGTAGAGGGTCGCCGCCTTGATCCGCAGCCGGGCGTCGCCCGTGCGGGTCGCCTCCTGGTGGAGCAGCAGCACTGCCAGCGCGGCCGGGACGTAGGGGCTCATGGCCTCCACTCCAGTCCGCCAGCGCGGCAGCGCAGACGCGAGCGGAGGTCCATCCAGAGCGCGGCCCTGGGCGACCGCTCGTGGTGCTTCGCGGTCACCGTGAACACCTGCTCGAACTCCGCCCGGCTGAGACCGATCGCGGCGGCGTACTCGGCTGCCTCCTCGAACTCGATCGCGGCCGAGACGCCTACACGGCCCGTGATCACCCCGATGAGGACCAGCATCCCGACGCGGCGCAACCGCTCCAACGCGGTCACGGTCGCCACTCCTCGCGGTAGCCGGGACGGTGCTGGAAGGCCAGAGCGACGCCACGCCACACCTCACAGCGGTCAAGGTCGTCCCTGGCGCGCGGGCGTTCGATGCCTATGCCGCAGCCGTTGCAGTAGAAGCCGAACTCCTCGTCGTAGACGATGTTGTGCGGCCTGAGCAGCTTCTCGTAGGCCTCGCACTGGGCCAGCATCTCTCGACGTCGGTTGTAGAGCCGCGTGGCCGCATCAGCGGCGTGCGCGTTGATCTGGGCACGCACCCAGTCCTCGATCGGCGTCTTCTCAGTGGTCGTTAGGTGATCCACGGCAGGCCCTCCGGGTTGATCACGTAGGCCGTGCCGGGCTTGGCGAAGACGTTGTCGACTTGCACGCGCATCGGGGCGTTCCACGGGATCGACGCCCGGACGCGTTGCTCGTCCTCGGCCGAACACACCACGATCGGGAGCCGGTCGATCAGCCGGTCCACCTCCCTGAGCATCGCGACAGGATCGACAGGAGAAGGCGGAGGCACCTGGCCCAGCAGGCTGTCCGGCGTCTGGATCGTCAGGTCCGCGAACTGCCGCATGGCGTCCGCCATCAGCCTGCGCCGTACGGCGTCGTTGATGTCGTCGCTCATGCCGTCTTCCCCAGCAGTTCGAACCCGCCCACGGTGTGGCTGCACGTCCCGCACCGTGCCCCGGTCGGGATCGGCCACATCCGGCCCGTGCACTCCGGGCACGAACCGACCGGCCGTGGCCGGTGCTCCCCCGAGAGCCCGGCCAACTGCTGGTGGACCAGGCCGACGGTCCAGCACATCAGCCCGGCCCAGTCCTGGGCGAGGGCCCAGAAGGTGAGCTTCGAGCGGCCGAGGATCTCGCACGACTCGTAGACGCTGAACGTGCCCACGCCCCGCTCTCGGCCTGTGGCGTCGAGCAGGATCCGCGCGGCGATCTCCCCGAGTGCCCGCATCGGATTGAGCAGGTCTCCGGGCTCGGACCACGACGTCCGGACGTCGCGCATGGCGAGCACGGTCAAGTTGATCGGCGCGGACAGTGCGATCCCCGGTGCCGCGCGTCCGCCGCTACCGCCTTTGACGGGGAGCAGGGCGTCGTCGTGGGCGAACCCGGACCAGAGGTCGGGGAGGGCGGTGCAGTGGTCGAGGAATTGGGTGGTGTGAGGCTGGCAGATCCGGGTGCCCTCGGCGGCCGGGCGGGGAGCGGGTCTGGGCTGGCAGACCGGGTGAATGCATGGGTCGTTCACGGGGACCTCACAAGGCGGCGGTGCGGCGGCGGCGTTCCGCGTTCCACAGTAGATCGTGGAACGCGGAACGTCTCGTGTGGAATCGCGCGACCCGAGGCACCTGTGACATGGCGATGCCCCCGAGGGGAGTCGGGGGCACCTTGAGGCCGGAGCGCCGGGGGGCAGTCGCTCCGGAGACAACCGTAGCCGGCCACACCGCACCGCGTACGCTGGAACCCATCATCTTCGCCGATGATGCAGCCCCCGGTCGACGGACCGGGGGCGTCGGCGAAGAGCGATCTCGGCGAAGATGGGCGGCCCTCGTGGACGACTCGACCCTTGGCGCACGCATAAAGCGGCTGCGCGGCAACACCATGACCCAGCGGGAACTCGCGGACGCCGCAGGCGTCTCCCTCTCCCTAGTGCGGGCGCTCGAACAGGAGCAGCGGCACACCGCCTCCGTGGGCAGCCTTCACAGGCTCGCCCGCGCGCTCGACACCGACACCGGCGTGCTGCTCGGCAAAACCACCACGATGCCCGGCAACCCAGCCGCTGGCGTGATGGCCATCCGCCGCGCCCTCACGCCGGTGGACGACCTCCTCGACGAGGTCGTCCACGACGGCCAGCCGGTCGAACTCGGCGAAGCGCAGCGGCTCGTCGACTACGGGTGGGGCCTGTACTGGTCAGGCCGGTACGAGAAGCTCAGCGGCCTCCTGCCGACCGCGCTCGCGCAGCTGCGCGCCACCGCGCACGCCGCCCCCGCTGACGACAAGGTCCGCGCACAAGAGCTGCTCGCCCGCGGCTATTGGCTTGCCGCCTGCAGTCTGGTGCACCTCGGGCAGCAGGAGTCCGCGTGGCTCGCGATCCGCCAGGCGCTCGACGCGGCGAAGCACGGGCAGGACGAGCTGCTGGACGCGACGCTGCGGGGGTCGGTGTCGTGGCAACTGCTCGTTCAGGGCCGCTACGACGAGGCCGCGGGGGTCGCGCTTCGT